TTAAACATATGGCGTCTAGCTAAAACTGATTGAACTGTTCTGTTTCTCATATTAACTCACCATTCTTCCAAATAAATCTCCAAATGGATTATTTAACGATTTATTAATACCAAGAGCACCAATTCCAACTCCAATTGCTTGAGATAAAGGACTTGGATCAGGAGCAGCTTTAGATACCAAAGTATTTTGAGCAGAGCCAATGCTAGGTTTAAAAATATCGCTCATAAAACTAACACGTTGAAACGGTTCGTATTGTTGGGCTAAAGCGTTTGCTCGAGTAGCATCTAATTCAGCTTGCGCTTGAGTTTGCCCTAAACCGCCAAGTTGAGTTTGCGCTTGTATTTGGTTCTGTAACATATTTTGACCTGTAGTACCAAGATTAGCTTGGGCTATACCTAACTGACCAAGAGCACTACCACCTCTAATAGCTTCCTGGCTCTTTCCCTGACCTATACCCGCTAATAATTGAGCTACACCCTGTTGACGTTTCTGTTGGTTTTCAAAAGCTGTTTGGGAAGCATTAGTCGCTTGATTAAAGTTACGAGCATAATCCTCAAACACTCTACGGCTTTGCATTTCCATCAAGTTTCTGTCTAACTCTGCCAACTGAAGGCTTCCTCTGTCTCCACCTAACGCTCCAATGCCAGCTTGTCGAGAAGTAATTCCCTGACGCTGTATGTCTGCTTGGCGTTGCATTTCAGCAAGAGCGGCCTGTGTTACGTTTTCTTGGTACGGATTCATGAAAGGATCAAGAGTGGCCTGATCAGGAGTGTACATTTGCCCCGCACCAGCGGCCTGTGTTCCGGCGTCCGTGAACATTTGATTTACGCCAGACAGTCCAGATTGTAATGACCCTATACCACTGCCAATGGTTCCTGAAGCGTCTGTTAAGTAGTCTTGGTATTGCCCAAGACCTTGACCAGCAGCTATAGCAGATGTGGTAAGAGGGTCCATTGCAGCTATTCGTCGATCTGCTCCAATTTCTGCTAAATTAGTGGGTGTTTCCCCAAGTAATCGAGATTGGTCTAATATAGCTCTGCCAGCTTCTTCAATATAAGGAGCTTGCCTAAGAGTCTGACTTGTCTGTGTAACAGCCATTATACTGCCCTCTCAAATTTATTCATCATATCATACATCCTTGCCGCGCCTAAGTCACGATTACCGTTACCTGCATTCCTAACAGCTTGCGCTGTCATTACAAACTCACCGTCTGAAAGCATCGCTGGAATACTATCCGAAGTTCCTGATCCCGGCCCTTTTATTTCTCCACCAGCCGCAGCCATTAAACCTGGAGGCATTGCTCCTCTTAATTGAATGGGTTGATTATTAATTGAAGCTAATTGAATGCCGGATGATGGTTTACCGTAATTAAGATCATACCATCTGTTTACAGCATCTTGAGGCACAGTTGGAAACGCTGCTATCATTTCTTCCCGTGTCCTAACAGGGCTTAAACCCGCTTCGGCACGAAGCTTTTGTCCTTCAGATGTATTAATAAAATTAGGATCATTGGCCTTTCCAGCTAAGTAAGACTCATACGCTGTTCGTTGAGAATCTGTCATATTCGCAACATCTTTTTCCGTTACTTTTGGATCATCTGAAAGAGCATATGATGCTGCCGCACCAAGACCACCTACTATAAGATTGCTACCTAAATTAGTTTGTGCAGCTTTCATAAGACCTTCTTTACTAAAGAAAGGCGCGGCTTCTTTAGCAGCCGCTATACCTTGAGGTTTTAAAGATGGAAATTGATTAGAGTCGTAAGTAATTAGTCCTTTTGAATCTACCTTTACTGTTGATGGGTTTACATTAACATTTTTTGCAACGGGAGTAGCAGAAACGGTTTTTGCTACTCCCGCTTCAGGGTTATAGGTTGGAAAAAATGAAGGGTTATTACCAAAAATACCTTGGCTTAAAGGATTTTGTGGTCCGGAACTAAATAAGTTACCTGCCGCTTGAAAAGGAGCCATAGCACCTTTTGTCAGACCGCCAAAAAAAGTTCTTCCGGTATTTGCAGGAGCCAAACCTCCTTGGATTCCTGACATTAAAGTTTGACCCGCATAAGCCATACCAGCAGATTTTAAAGCATCCCCCCAAGATCCGCCTTGAAGTTTAGTTGCCAAACCAGAAGCTATAAGGCCACCAATTCCTGGAGCAATAGCATTTCCTATAATAGGAGCAGCAAGAGGAAGAACCTTCTTAAACACTTTCTTAACAGCCTTAAATATTTTCTTAAAGAAGAACTCCGGCTGACCTGTTACAGGGTTAATAGAGTTAAGAGCATCACCAACTACGTAGCGATTAGGGTTCTCAATGCCCATGGATTTCATCTGGTCGAATAGCTGTGTTTTAAGAGCGGGGTTTGCGTCTAAAATTTCTTTAGGTACAAAGGTTTCTCCCTCTGCCGCATGGACCATGTAGTTATCACCATAACGACCTAATGTGGCTAACCCACTCGCTAACGCTTGCGCGGAAGGTTCACCTTGGAGTTTTATGTTTGACTGAATCATCGAGACACCTCTAATACGCTACCAAATACCATAATCTTAGACGCTGTGTCACAGTTAAGTTTCAGCGTATCACCTGCTTCTAGTACATAAGGACCAGTTAAAAGAACTGATGTAGCCAAAGTAGTAATAGTTTCTTTCCTTAAAGTAACCGTAGCTGAAGCAGAGCTATCTGTTATCTTAGTGAATACCACTATAGATCCACTGTGACTATTATACAAATTAATGTCTTTAATAATTGCTTCTGTGGCATCAGGACACGTATAAATTGTGACATCTCCCGTTGAACCAACTGTAGTTACTATGTTTTTATATGACGAAGCCATTATTCAAAAAACCAACTTAACGCCTTACTAGCATCTTTTCCTTCTATTTCCACAGGAAAATCTTTTTTAGTAAGAGCCATTTCAATATCTCTAAGTATCCTCTGGTAAGTTGCAGAGTCGTATTCTATAGGCGCATCTGGAAAACTATGGTCTAAAAGACTGCCCATTACCTTCTCCCATCTGGTCGTAAATCAAGACGCAAATCGCCCAATGTCCATGCTAAATCTGACGTAGAACTTTGTATCCTTATAGCAGCTTGCCGTGACCTCGATCTTAAAAAAGATTGTTGTGTGGAGGATGTAACAGCATTTGTAGAATTTGTTGCTAAAGAATCTCCAGGATAATCCCTTGTTTTTACTATGTAATCTACAGATGCAGATGCATTACTGCTCGTTATATCTATGTCCGGTATAAGTCTTTGCATAAACATAAACTGTTCACCGTCACCTAAATCAAAATCTGCGGACTCAATAAAAGAAGTCATAGCAGCTCCGTCATTATTATCACCAGATTCATGTATAAAAACATAATTGACATCACCGCTTTGTCCACAAGCTCTAGGGTTATCATGTATACTGTAATCTACCCAAGCTGTTCTCGCTAAAGTACCAATATCCCATGTTCCTTCAGTGTAGTTAAACTTAACGTATCTGTCTATCTCAGTTGAGTCGGCAGTAGCGTAAAACCAAAAAACTTCACTAAACATACGGTTAGAAGCTGCAAAAAACTTAAAACTTTGATCAAGGTTTATATCGTCAAAGACATATCTAAGAACAGTACAAGGAACAACTTGAACGCTTCCGGCGTAAGCGTAGAAGTTTTCTCTATCCATCCAAAATACTTTATCACCAATTGTTACAGAGGTGTTTGGTCCAAGAATAGACACATTTCCAGCAATTAAAGAAAAAGAAAATACAAGATCTCCACCAACAAACCTCATAGCATGTAAATTAGAATCAGTCCAAATTAACATTTCTTGTCTTGTTTTCTGCGCTGATATAATTTCTGATCCAGATGAAATCCTTTGACTTCCTGAAGTGTTGTCTACTTTAGGTGTCCACGTAAAAGGAGCTTCCTGACTTGACCAACGAACCATTAATAAATCTTGATCCGTTTCGTCTTTAGGATTGCACCCAAAACAAACAATATGCCTGTCCGCACCAGAAACCATAATTCTTCTCGTTATAGTTGGAACATCAGATGCCCCTGGCTGAGAAGCAAGCGTTGTTGCCCTGTTAGTTAATCCTAACGTCTTATCCCAGTAAAAAGGAGTACCGTCATACACGTTAAATACAAGATCTTCCCCCCAGTTGTCTTGAGAGTACAATCTTATGTTAGACCCTGAAGAGGCGCTCGTAACGGAAGACTCGCCCCACCCTACAAAATCATTAGCCTCTTTTACGTTAGCTCCATTAGAATGGGCAGCGGCGGTTGTTCCTCTAGCGCCCCTTGCTACACCAGCGTTTATTGTATGAGTTGACTTACCCGTGTATTGAATAAGCTCATTGTCTATTAACATAAGACCTACAAAAGTAGCCGCCGCTCCACTGGATGAGCTTGCCGCTGTTGTTCCATCGTCTCCTCTAGTAATAGATCCTAGCGTATTAGAAGTATTAGTGCCGTAACGTATTTTCTCACTTCCTATCAACACTGTTCCCTTGCTTGGGAAAGAACTTGTATTAGATAACGCTATAGTAGTAGCGGAATCTGTAATATCTGCGCTTGTTGTAGTAGCTACCGTTTCAAAGTCGGCAGCACTTGTAAGAGTAAAAGAAGTATCGCTATCACTTATCCCACCGCTGTCGTTGAGAGTGGTTTGAGAGTAGCCTGTAGTTAGGCCACTCCATAAGCCAGCGCCAAAACCCGTCCCGCTTACAACAGTATTTAAACCTGTGTTTATTTGGTAGGCAGCTACTACAGAAGAACCTCCTCCTACAAGCGTTCCAGAACCAGCGGTTCCCAAAGTAGTAATTTTATAGGTGTTTGAATCTATAACAGTTAGTTGATGTTCCGTGTTTAATTGTCCAGTAGTAATGCTATTAACAGCAGCAGCCCCGCTAATA